GACCAGCTTGAGATAACGCCCTACCCCACGCAGGTGGTCAACGTCCTGATCAGGCTGGAGCAGGAGGCGGACGAGATAGCGGGTGTAACGGCGATCACAAGGGGCGGGATGCCCAGGGGCGTTCGCTCGGCGCAGCAGCTGTTCGCCCTGCAGCAGACGGAGGAGCAGAGAAGGCAGATCGTCCTCGCCGAGTACAGGGAAATGATCGCGGGAGCGCTCAACGGGGCGCTCAAACTGGCGAGAAAGTTCTGCAGCCTGCCCCGCAAGATAAGCGGAGGCAACGAAAACATCATTTTCAGCGGCCGGGACATTCCGGAGGACGCCCTGGCGAAGGTCAGCGTCAACCTCCGCAAGGCCCCGCCAAGCGAACAGGAGCAGCAGTTTCTCCTCGCCATGCTGGACAGGAAGGTCATCCACGACCCGCGCCTGCTCGCCAGGGTGACGAAGTACGCCAGCCTGGAGGAGGCGTTTGCCGATGCTGACCTGGACACCTCCCAGGCGCAGAGGGAAAACGCGAAGCTGGCTCAGGGCGTGCCCGTCGAGGTGGAGGACTGGCACAACCACATGCTCCACCTCATCGAGCACGACAGGTTCCGCAAGTCGGCGGAGTATGAAGAGCAGGTGCCGCCGCAGGGGAAAATCAACGTGAACCTGCACTGCGCGAAGCACAAGGAATTTCTGCAGGCGGCGCAGATGCCGCAAATCCCAATCAAGGAGGAATCTCATGGAAATGCCGGAAGCGAGCAAAGTCAATCCGGAGGACCTGATCAAAACGGCGGCGGCGCAGGACGCCCAGCCAGGCCAGCCGTCGCCCGACAACGCGCCGGCGGACAGCCGCCCGGCGCAGGAGCCGGGAGTCGCCGAACTGGCTAACGAGTTAGCCAACCTGATGCTGAGCGATCCCGCAGTGGCCGATAAAATCATTAAGGTTTTGGAAGGTGGTGAAAAGATGGACACGACCAACCAGGCGGCCGGCCAGATGCCCCCCGCAGGGACGCCCGGAGCCATGCCTCCCGGAACCGCGCCCCCTCCCGCCGGGCAGCAGCTCAGCCCGGAGGTGCTGAGCAGGCTCGCTCAGATAGAGCAGGCCATGACGGCGGTAAATAACACCCTCGGAGAATACCGGCTGGACAAAGAGCTTGCCGACATGCGGGGCAAGTACGGTCAGCTTCGCAACCATTTCGGGGAAGCTCTTCCGGAGGACTTTGGGGCAATCGAAAGGACGGCGCTCGAAAAGTACCGCGACCTGATAGAGAACAAGCTGCCCATGCACGAGGTAGCCCTGCACATGGCGGCGATGGAGAAGGCCCTAGCGGATAACACGCCGCTCAGGGACCGCCTCATTGCGGCGGCGGCGCAGAAGGCCCAAAGCGCCGGACCGCCGCCCACGCCGCAGGGCAGGAGCGGCGGGATACCGGCGGCAGGGGAAGCCGGGCCGCAGGTCTACAGCACTTCCGCCGACAGGATGGGGGCATTAAGAGAACTCTGGCGGTCTCTACAGAGCCAAAACGCCGGAGTTTAATTTTTTCAAGAAGGAGTGAGACTTCATGCCTTACGAAGTGCAGTATTACGAAGAGGCACTGAAAACCGTTTATTCCAACGACGCCATGTTTTCCTACGTGGTCAAGCCGGTCAAGACCCTTAACGAGCTGGAGAGGACGCCCAACTTCACCGTGACGCAGGCCGCCGGCCGCACGCTGATCACCGTGCCGGTCATGCTCGGCCTCGCTCAGGGCTACAATACCGCCGACGAGTATGGCGTCCTGCCGAACTCCGGGCGCTCCACGATCAAGCAGGCGAACTACTACAGCAAGCAGCATACCGCGACCTTCAAGTACAGCTTCCGGGCGCGCCAGGCCGGCGCCGACAGGGAGAGCGGCTGGAAGTCCATCCCGGCCATCGAGATGGATTCCGTCATCGCCGGTCTCAGGCAGTCGATCAACCGGCAGGTGTTCGGCGACGGCACGGGCAAGCTCGCGGCCGTAACCGGGAGCGGGAGCGGGACGACCATTCCCGTTGACACCACCAGGTTCATCTACGCGCACGCCACGAACGGCCAATACGTGGACATCTACGACACCAACGCGGCGTCCTACGTGGCCCAAAACCGCCAGGTGACGGCCAAGACCGCGACCAGCATCACCGTCAGCGGCACCGCAGTCAGCTACAACGCTAACTGCATCGTCGTAATTTACGGCTCCTACAACACGGAAATGCTAGGGCTCGCGGCCATCGTCGGCACCGGCGCCCTGGGCGAAATTGACCCCAGCATAGCTGGATACGAGGAGTGGACTCCCGCCGGATTTACCGCCGGGGCGACCACCGCTGCCGGCGTGTTCGATGCCGGCGGAGCCACGCCGAGCCTGCCGCTGTTCCAGAAGCCGTTCAACGCCGTGGAGGACAACCTGGGCGTGGAAGGCGAGAAGGGCGTTGACTTCATCGTCGCCTCCACCGGAGTGCAGACGGCGGCGGCCAACTTCCTGACCGCCTTCACGCGGATACCTGTGCAGTCCAACCCGGTCACCCTGCCGGGCGGCTTCGAGGGCATCGACTGGAACGGCGTGCCGCTCGGCCGCGATAAGGACTGCCCCAGCGGGACGGCCTACTTCATCACCAAGTCCGGCCTGAAAATCTGCGAGGTCATCCCTCCCGGCTGGCAGCCGCTGAACGGCGACAGCATCGTCGCCTGGGACGGCGCCCGCGGGTACCAGTCCGTGTGGATTTGGGATATGCAGCTCTGCTGCTTCGCCCGCAACCGCCTGGCGAAGATGATCAACATCGCGGAGGCGTAAGAGGAACGTGAGGATACCCGTTGAGAGCCACGTCTACGACATACCCCGCCGCCTGCTGGAAGTGACGGGCGACCCGGACATCCGGGTTTATTTCAACACCGAAACGAACAAGTACGAAATCATGGGGGTGGACGCATCGTTCACCCCCTACGTTATCACCAGATTCGACGCTCTCGATGCCAGGGCGGAGCGGGTGATCGGCGAGGCTTACGCCGTTGCCCGCCGGACGGGTGACCCTTACGGGGTTGTCCTGCGCCGCATCGCCGAGCAGGAAGCCCGCAGGGAAGAGAAATACTGGAAGGATTTGACGGAAAAAGAGTACCAGAGCAGGGACGTGCTGAGGTATGCCGACACTCCGGTAATCACTCCCGGCCTCGAAAACGTCTCCTACGCATCGGTCAAATACCAGGGATAGGGCTGGTCTATCATGGCGACACTGAAGGACTTGATCAAGCAGGTGAGGGACAACCTGCAGGACTACACCGCCGCCTACGTTTCCGACACGATGATAACAAACTACCTGAACGAAGCCCAGGTGAAGCTTTCTCAGGTGTCTTTCGGCGTGGACTCTTTTCCGGTCAGCGTGACCGCCGGGACAGATTACGTTTCCCGCCCGGCGAGCCTGCTGGCCCCCCAGAAGGCTTACTTCCGGGTTCAGGACTCGCAGTGGGAGCTAGACATTTCCCACGGCCTGCCGGAGGATACGGAAGTCTACAGCGGCTACCCGGACACGGCCTATTTCGCCGGGAGCAAGATTTATTTGCGCCCGGTGCCCGGCAGCGACGGGACGCTGACCATTGCCGGGACTTCCAGGCCGGCGGGCATGACGGCGCAGACCGACACGCCTTCTTTCCAGGACGCGGACGACATTCTCGCGGCTTACGCCACGTGGAAGGGCTACGCGCTGATTTACGCCGGCAAGAAAGACAGGGACAGCTTCAACCTGATGCAGGAGTGGAACCAGACGTACACGAGGATGCGCCAGGAATGGGGCGTCCTCGACGCGCAGAAAAATCCGTCCACCAGCCGCGTGCAGCGGGAATGGTGGGAGTAGAAAGGAGCAATAGGAAATGGCTACTAGAGTCAGGGATTTTGAGCCGGCTTTTCGCGTCAATTCCGATCTCGACGTCAGCCACCACCTGCTGACTTATCAGGTGGAGGATCTGGCCGCCGGAACCGGCATCTCGGCCCGCCCGGTATTCATCGTTCCTCCCGGATTCAAGGGCAAAGTGGTGGACGTGAGAATTATCAGCCAGGGCACGGCCGCCGGCATTGACAATTCGAACACCTGTGTTGTCGCTCTGGCAAACGGAAGCAACGCCATTGTATCAAAGACCTACAACGCGACGGTGACTTTCCCGGCCTCCGGGGCGGCGGACAGCCTGGGCACCCCCAGCTCGACCTACGGCGCGCTTGCCGCCGGCAATATCCTAAGGCTGTCGGTCACCAACGGGACTACCGCCAATCCTCCCGCTTTCATGCTGGAAGTTACTTACACCCTGGAAGCGGTTTAAGGGGGTTTAACGCCCCATGACCGGAAACGACATTGTTGCGGCCGCTTCCGCTCTTACGGAAGAGACCTACGACAATACAACGTGGCTGAGCTGGATCAACGCCTGCCTCGACGACCTTTCCCAGGTCGCTTACAGGCCGGGCAGGGCGACCATTTCCCTTACCGCCGGGACCTACGAGTACGACCTGCCGAGCGGCGTCCAGGAGGTAACCGGGGCGGTTTACAAGACCGCCGCCGGCATATCCACGCCGCTCAGGCAGCTTCATCCTCTGGACATGTATTCCGAGGGGTGGAAACTGCTGGACAAGATAGTTCTGCAGAACATAGCCGTTTCCACCGGGGACAGCCTGGTGGTGAACTATTACCGGACGCTTGCCCACCTTACCGATCTTACTCAAACTCCCGAACTGGAAGCGCAGTACCACGAACTGATCGTCCTTTACTGCGCCGGCCGGAGCAGGCAGAAGGAGGAAGAGCTGGAGGAACGGGCGGACTATTACAACGAGTACCTCCAGCGGCGGGCGTACTATGCGGAAGTTCGCAGGCGGCAGGTTGCCCCGTGGGAGCGGCCGGCGCAGAAGTAGGAGGCTTCAGCCATGACGAAAGTCCCCTATAACCCTTACCAAAGCTGGTCTATCGCCGACTTCTCTGGGGGTTTGAACAACAAGTACGCTGATATTCTCATCAAAGAGAACCAGTGCGCCGACGTGCAGAACTGCCTCTCCCTGACCGTCGGGAAGCTGCAGAAGAGGCCGGGCCAGGCTTATTTGAACGCCGCCGCCGTCGGGGCGGGCGGCGTTATCGGTCTTTATGGATACTACTACGGAAGCCCCACGCTGAACCGCAAGCTGATCGCCGTGTTCAGCGACGGCGCCGCTTATTACTGGAACGGCTCTTCTTTCGCCGGCATAGGCAAGACGGGGCTGAATACTTCCGCTCCAACGCTGTTCGCCACCTGCGTCAACTACATGGTGGGCATGAACGGCGTGGACGCGCCCTGGAAGTACGACGGGACGACCGTTTCCGCTCTGGCGAACGCTCCGGCGACCGGAAAAGTCCCCGTCCTGCACGCCGAAAAGCTGTTCTGCATAACCGACGCGGGGACGATCATGTGGAGCGACAGCTTCGCCCCCGAATCGTGGCCCGGCGTAAACGTGGAGAAATTCGACGTGGGCGACGGCGATCAGCTTACCGCCCTGTTTTCCTACGGCCTCAACAAACTTTTGGTCTGCAAGCGGCGCAGAATTTTCTACCTCGTCGGGACGAGCCTGGACGACTTCCGATCCGCCTGCGTGGAGGGGAAGCACGGCGTCGTCGGCCCCCGCGCCGGGATCGTCATTGATCCCTATTTCTACTACATAAGCGACGACGGTATTTTCCGGTGGGATGATCTGAAGTCCGTTGACCTGACCAGCGGAACGATACCGCAGACCTGGGCCAACGTCAACAAGGCGGCGCTGTCCGGCGCCGTGGCCGGATACAACAGGGCCTATAACTGCCTGTGGTTCCACGTGCCGGAAGGCGCTTCGACGGTTAACAACATGGTCCTCGTGTTCGATCTGACTTCGCAGTCCTGGTGGGTGTTCCGGGGGATAAGCGCTTCCTGCATGGTGGACTACGACGATGGAAACGCCATGCACGTCTACACGGGGCACGCCACGCAGGGCTACGTTGTGGAGCAAAACATCGGCCTCAGCGACTTCGGCGCGGCCATATCCTCGTACTGGGTGGGCAAGCAGTTCGACGGCGGCGATCCGGTGAGAATGAAGAAGTTCAAGAAAGTTTTCGCCGTTGACGTTCACGGCTTAAACGAAGCGGTATTCAGTTACCGCCTGGATTACGGGGCGTGGCAGTCCCCGGCGGCGGCAACGGACGTGAGCGACGTGCGTAAGTACGCCCTGCCGAGCGCAAAGGCCCGTTACTTTCAGCCGCAGTTTTCGCACAGCGTGGCCGGGCAAGACTTCAGCCTGGCCGGAATGGAAATACTCTACAAACTCAAGAAGCCGAAGTAGGTGTTTGGTATGGCCGACCCCGTAATTTACCTGCCGCACAGAATCTTATCTCTGGACGAGGACCTACCCCAGAGAGTGCAGGCCAACTTCGACGAGATTGTGCGCCTTCTGTCCAAGCTGCAGATTTACGAGAATACAACGGGAAAGCCGACCAACGCATTGGTCAATTCGACAATCAACCCCGACGGCACGGTGAACACCAGCAGGCTTTCCGACAAGTACGTCGGCCTCACCCACGACCTGCAGCTCGCCGACCAGGCCGTGACGGCGGCCAAGGTGGCCGTCGCGGCCATACAGACGCAGCACATCGACAGCTATGCGGTTGTGGCGGACAAGATAGCGGACGGGGCGGTGGCTCCCGCGAAGGTGCTGAAGTGGCTGGCTGGCAACAGCGGCACGGCGTTCCCGTCCAGTCCGCAGGACGGCGAACTGTTCTACCGGACGGACCAGGATAAAGTTTACCGGTACAGCGCAGGGACTTTAACGTGGGTGGCGGTCGATTCCGTGCAGGACGTTGCGCGCATAGCTGACGGTATCATCGGCTTAACAAAGTTTGCTTCCGGACTGCGCCCCGTGCAGGTGGTGACCTCCCTGCCAACACTGCCTGGCGTTAATTATCCACAGGGAGCGGTTGTATTCCTCACGACCGACAATAAGCTGTACAGAAGCACGGGTGCGGCCTGGACTGCCGTAGTCCCTGCTACGGACATAACCGGACAGATAACTACCACACAGATTACCGACGGCGGCATAACAACACCTAAACTGGCTTCTAATGCCGTTACCGCCGATAAAATATCCGCTGGCGCGGTCACTGCGAATGCTATCGCCGCCAACGCAGTAACCGCCGGGGCCATAGCCGCCGGCGCAATTACCTCCGACAAAATAGCGGCCAATGCTATTACGTCCACGCTTATCGCATCCGGTGCGGTTGTTGCCGACAAGATAGGCGCGGGGGCCGTCATTTCGGACAAGATAGCAGCCGGAGCGATAACTACAGACAAGCTGGCGGCTCAGGCAGTCCACACCTACGCCCTTGCCGCTAACGCCGTCACCGCCGACAAGATACAGGCGGGCGCGGTTGTGAGTTCGGCAATTGCCGCTGGGGCGGTTACGGCGGACAAGATAAGTGTCAACAACCTTGCGGCAATAAGCGCTAACCTGGGCACGGTTAACGCTGGGACTATAAACACAAATGTTTTGATAGTTAATAAAACGGCTATAACCATGAACGACATGCTCGACGG